TTCAAGAGGGGGATGCTTAACCCTTCTTGTCGAAAAAACTTTTGTGGTGCTCGCGCCTGCTCAAAGAGTCGAAGCCATTGCGCCTCGCCCAAAAATAGAAGTTCAACGAGCCCCCAGCGGCGGTTTCATTCAAGACTTTTTCGAAGCAAGAGAACGCGGCTTGCAAAAACTCGGGGCAGCAGAAAAAGTGGCGACAGGCCTAAGCCTCGGGCCAACAGGCGGCGCAGCAAGCACCTTGATTCGCGGAGCGGCTTCCCGCGTAGGAGGCTTGTTTGGCAGAGTCATTGCCCCAAGAGCCACACCCATAATCGAGGCTGCGGCAGCGCGAGCTCCTCAAGCCGCAAAAATAGTTTCGAGGGTCGCGCAAACGAGTAGCCAAATAGCCGCGAAAACCCCCGCTTCGGCAAAAACCGCTTTGTATTATGGCGGGGTTGCCGTGGCTTATGTTTCGAGCGCACAAGCCACTAACGTGGGTAACGAGCGAGCCGCAGACAAACTCGTCAAGGACTTGGGCGCACAAGGCATTCCAATGTCCAAAGAAGAAGCCAAAGAATTTGTTATAGGCGCACAACGCAGGGCAATTGGTGGCGGCCTCGAAGGAACAGTAAAACAAACCACGGACACGCAAGGACAAGTAGTTGCAAGCGAAATGTTGGCTCCTGAAATCGGTGGAACAGACCTCCTCGGAATAGGGCAAAGGTTTGCTCTTAGCGGTGCCCCTGGCTTGACTTCATACTTTGCACCCAGGAGCTCCCGCGAAGGAGTAATAGCTGAACTCAAGGCACGCAGAATCCCCGTAACCGAGAGAAACATCCAAACAGGAATACAAGGAATTCAAGAAGCAGGTTTGTTCTCAACCGCAGGCCTGTTCGGTTCCGAAACAGCAAGCGAACTCGGAGTAGGAAGATTTATTCGCGGTGGCTCAACCGCTTTACGCTCCGCGAAAACAGTTGCAGAACAAAGAGGCGCACTCCGTTCTCTTATTGTTCCGCCGACAGCAGTTGCAGGAGTCTTTGAAGGCGGTTCGCAAACATACAACATCGAGAGCCTCACAACCTCAAAACCCGACTTTGGAAGGGTGCTAATGGGTGGCGGCATTGGAGGACTATCCGCAGGTGCGTTTTCTCTTTTGACGGCGCAATTCACTCCAACAGGAAAAGGCAAGTTCGTTCAACTCGCAGGTTGGAGCCTCGATTTTCCCGGAGAACCGGCTGGCGACATAATTGCGCGAGCACCACAAAAGTTTTTTCGACAAGAAGGGTTAAGCATCCCCCTCTTGAATACTACTGGTTCGAGAGCCGTGAGGGCAAGGACAAAGACACTACAATTTGAATCCATTTATGGCGGGAAAAACCAATTCACGGAAACCATTCAAGAGAAACCAAAAGGCAAGGCAAAAACAGGATTTTTTGGCGCGGGAATCTTTGCGCCCACGCGCACCGTGAGCATTGCGGGCCGCGCAGTTCCAGTTGACGAGTTCGGTTTGCCCACTCCATCCACGACAAAAACCCCTAGCATCACAAAAACCCCAGGCATCGCCAATATACTCTCGCCAACCAAAACACCAAGTTTGATTAACCAATTTTCATTCGGGGACACGCGAACCTCGTTAACCACAAACGTGAGCGTGGCAACCAACATAAACATCCCGAGTTATGCAACCGTCCCCGTAATCACGGCAGACCGCCTCCCATTCTTCCCCCCAGGCAGACTCGGAGGCGAAGGCGGCGCTGGAGCAAAGCGCGGGCGGCTCGGTTATTTTGACGAGCTCGCAGCCGTGTTCGGGAGCGTGCTAACCAACCCAACAGGCTTCAGAACTCCAGGAAGAAAACCAAGCAAAGCCATGCGCAGGCAACAAACAGGATTCAGGGCCGCAAACTTCAAGGAACTTCAAAGAAACTTTTTGGGTCGCAACATTTTCGCTTTGCCAAAAATGAAACGCCGCAGGTGAAAGAGTGAACCAACGCGGCATAATGACATACGCAATCGGTTTGCTCATAGTAATAATTTTCATCATCCTACTGTATGTTACCCTAAGCCCCGCACTATTGCAAGTGAAAGACATGAGCATCGAGCGCGGACAAGACAGGATTTACTCGGACATCAACTCCGCGATTGAATCCCTGCCAGCGGGAACCGTTAAAACAAACCTGCAAAACTCTTTCGCAACACAAAACAACGCCACGACAACCAATTCCACTATCATGACTTTCTTCATACAATACTGGTGGATATTCATTATACTCGTAAGCAGTTTCGGTTTCATGATTTTTGCAAAAAGAAACGCAGACGCAACAGGCGGCGGCGCATATTAACCTTCATACGCGCCATGTCATTCTTCGCGCCAACGCATCACCCGCGAATATACTTGCTGCCCGATCTGCGCTTGAGCCTGTTCACACTTCAAGGCATGGCGAATGCTCGTGCGAATCCACCGCGCTTTCGTTAGACTCTGCGGGCCAGTAACAGCATCCAACTGCGCCCATAGCTTCTCACTCATCCTAAACATGAGAGCCCGGGGCAATCGTTTTCTTTTCACAACCATGAGTATATCACTTTTAAGTGTTTACAAATAACTGGGGCGAATGCCCGAAAAACTCCTCCCCCTCCATAGTTGAAAAAGGCGACAAATCACGAACCTGAGGGGTGTATCGCTTCACAGTTTTACGCTTTGGAAGTGCAAAACCCAAAAAAATAGCGAGCATATAATATCGTTTCTGCTCCGCAGCAGTATTGTGCGTATCGCTTTTGCCTTTTCCCACAAACGGCTTTACAAAACAGGTTTCCACAAAACCATACTGTATTGTGAGCAGGTTAAAGCCAAGCATACTCAACGACGCCCCTTCCAAATAGGAAAATCAATCATTGAAACGTGGTCATGAACATTCTCAGGCTTGACCAGATAGACTTTGTAAAGCCTATCGGGGTTGCGCGTGCGTTCATGCTTGGCAGTAGCAACAGCAAGCTTGCGAGTAGTGAATACCGAGGCATGGTCTTTCCCGACAAAGTCAAACTCACGAGCATACCCACTCTCCGGGACAACCTGAAAACCCTGAGCACGCTTCACAACAATGAGCCCGCCAAGACCGTATTGCAAAAGAACCTCTTTGACTTCCTCCGCCTGCTTGCGCCGAGAATACACGGGCCGCCCTTCGACGGGCAGACGCTCATCACGAGTTGAACGGCACGACCAAACAGGAATCATGCCCGCCTGAATAGCAAGCTCGGTGCGCCGTTCGGCTTGAAACTTTAACTGCTCTTCCAGTTCTTCACGAGTAAAAAGATTTTTCTTCTGCCATTCAACAACATCCACGTCCCACTTTGCTAATTTCTCTTTACGGAATTCCAAAAGTGCTTCTATTTCGTTCGCTTCCATTTCACGACACCCCCCATCGGACATTGAAATAACATAATATACATTCCCAAAACACACCCTCTATCATAAAACCCCCGAGTAGCCATCACGCCACCCCCTTGAAAGCGAACTCGTCCCGGGGTTCCTCTTGAGAACGCAGCGCTTCGTTCAAAAGGTGATATTCGAGAATTCGCAGCAGCCATAAGACTTCGATGCGCGTCAAGTTCCTGCGAAGGATAGTGTTCTCGATTTCGAAGTATGCCGCGTCAATCGGGTGCTGATTATTCATGATTCACTCCCCTCCTGTTTTCTGCATAACAGCGACAGAATTTAGCGTATTGCTGTTGCGTATTGTCGATTCGTGCTCGGCTTTCTTATGCTTCAAAAGCAATGCAATGCCGTGCTGAACACTATCAACATGATTTAAGCCATACCTATCCTTGAGAAAAGCGAGATTCGCAATACTCGCCGCATCAAGCCTGAACGTCCTCGCGAGCTTCGCCGTCATTTTTTCACCTTACAAATCCTGCACCAACCCCGGTGCGGAAGCTCAAAACCACAAACAGGACAGGCAACCACAAGAACTGTTTTGCCATCTCTCAAAATCTCACGCGCGGCGGTCATAAACGATTCTCCTCGATTTCCCGCAACTCTTTGAGAAACTCTTCAAAAGCAGGCCAATGAGAAAACTCTCTGACATTCTCGAAAGTTTCAGGCGGTATAGGCATTACTGGCCACCCCCATTTCTCTTAAGTTTTGAAATCAAAACCTCGAGCTTGGAAACAAAAAGCCGCGTCCCCAAAAAAACACCGATAACTGTTCCAAGACCCGTGAAAACAGCATTCACGACAAGCTCGACAAAATCAGGCATCAAAAATCACCTTTTTGCGAATCTTCATTTTTTACCATGTAACCCATTTTTCAATCTCCGCCACTAAAAAGGTGTGGCAACCTGTAAATTGTGTAAAAATCGTGCCTAACTCTCATTCAAGCCGACACCACCTCAGCCTAGTTTTAAATTAAAACGGGGTCGGTGCGGCTTAATTTAATCAGTTAGACACCAAGCCTTTGTTTGGCAATCTCAAAATACCCTGCATCTTTTTCAATGCCGATAAATTTACGGTTGTTCAGCAACGCCATTTTTCCCGTTGTACCACTACCCATAAAGCAGTCAAATACTACGTCATCAGGATTTGACCAAGATAAAATATGGTCGTTGACCAAATGCTCAGGGAATGGTGCAGGGTGTAATCTAGTCTTACTTGATAACTCTGTATTCATATCCCAAACATTAAACCTTTGCCCATATTTAGCGATAGGCTTACCTTTGCTTGTCTCGGGCTTCATACTCCCATCGGCTTGCCTGACATTGCCGTGCTTTTTAGCTCCAAAACTCTTGTTAACTCTGTCTTTTATAGGATTAAATGCCTTGGGCTTGCCTTTGCTAAAAACGAACATATACTCGAAAACTTGTGCATACCTAACCTTTAATGCACCTGTCGCTGTGAATGTTGGTTTATTCCATATCATCGTATCATGCAGATTAAAACCGCAATCCATAGCGTGTAATGCTTGCTTAAAACTTGTCCCTGTTTCGCTGCCTTTGATTGTGGCATCAGCAACTATCCAAACAACCACTCCGCCATCTTTTGTCACCCTAAACAATTCTTGTAAAACAGACTTCCAAACATGTTCACCCCAATCTAAAGTATTTCTTTCATACGCTCTAAACAATCGCCAAGCATTAAATTCATCGCTAATCACTCATCATTAAAAGCGTTTCTTGCAGATCATGCCCGTGTAGTATTGCTACAATTAAGCCTTGCGGCACTTTTTCTGCCTTTGCCTTGTTTATGGCTTTTGCTATATCTTCAGCAAAGGCATTAAACGCACTTTGTTGGTCTTTGCTAACTACTCCGCCAGCAAATGCAACTACAACATTGTCGTTACTCATAAATCCTCCGCACTTTATCGTAAAAAGTAAACCGCTTTCTAACTCTCATTCAAGCCGATAAATACCCAAACTATTATCAAGTTTCTGCTTGCCGCGGGCATTTACGGCTTAATTTTTTAGTTAGATTCAGCTTAGGCGGCAACAGAAAAACCACTTTTAAGCCTAAAATACTCTAAACGCTTTGCAGCCTCAGCAAGTACAATGTCAGCGTCACGGTCAACTTCTGCGGGTATTCGCATGGTTAGCTCGTCCATGTTCCCCTTCGCTATTGCATCTGCCAATTCTTTTAAACGCTCAATTAGCACAGAAGTCGGCACTAATTTAGGGTCTTCATATTTTGTACTCATCGTTATTCCCCGTGCCTAACTCTGCATGAAGTCCGATAACCACCCAGACAACAGTTTAGGTAAAATAGTTACGCATAAGTGGTTACGGCTTATGCGTTGGTAGTTAGACCGCTACAACTCCCGTACGGTAATTTCGTACTTAGGTACGCCGTTGGCCGTAACAATTACAGGCTCTTTGTTCGCTAAAACGTGTTGTGCAGCAGCAGCCAAAGCAACGCCCGTAACATCTTGCTTATTTGCGCCCCAACTCCAACCATCTTTTAGAACCGTTCCAACGTAAATTCGGTTTGTCAGTGGGCTATTCCCAACATGTAGGCTTTTCATATATCATATCCTCTCATTAAATTAAACTGGCTTTCTAACTCTCATTCAAGCCGATAAATACCCAAACTATCATCAAGTGTTTGCTGTCCGTGTGGGCATTTACGGCTTAATTTTTTAGTTAGACGACATTGGCCGTGGCAAGTAGCGCTATTACCTCAAGCCATTTTTCGTGCGACATATCGCGCCTAGACTTTGTACCCACTGGCATTAGCCAGTATCTAACAGCCTGCGGCGTAACACCTAAAGTGGCCGATAATGCGGCCTGTGTAACGCCTAGTTTTTCAATGACTAGGCGCAGGTTTGTGGGTGTGTAGCCCACTTCAAAAATCACAATTTAATCCATTCGATAATTTTTACTAATTCAGGATTTACTACTGCGTAATCAGCAAAACCATCATATCTGCAAATTTGATAATCAGCATCGGCCTGTTGTGCCATAAAATCTTCAACATCGTAGTTTGTGTTTCCGTCTGCAACTTCTAAATTATCAGTATCCAATTCACAAACAGCAACCCAAGAACTGCCGCTTGCACCGACTTCATTAAGCATTTCTTCTTGCTCTGGATTTATTGTAGTCATCCAAAAACCATCGCATTTAGTCATATCAATGACTTCAAAAGGCTTGGCTGCATAGTGATATAATTTCATGTTTTTTACTCTACGTTGTGGGCTGCGTTGTGCTTCCCTATGTCTGTATAATAGCAACATATTGTTGCTATGTAAAGCACTATTCAGAGTTATTTTTAATATATTTTCTAGGGCTTAAAAGTCTTTCTAACTCACGCTTCAACAACGACAAGCACCCAGCCGTCAGCGTAAGTCAATTTTAAGTTAGTGCTTGCGTGTTAAGCTCAGTAGTTAGGCAGTCACATACTTTCGGTAGTCTTGTTCGCCAGTCTCTATGTGTTCAAGATTGCCGTTGCTTGCTGTCTTAAACATTCCTTTTGGCAAATATCGGCGCGGAAAACTATCATGCCATTTGCCAAACTCTGTCGGCGTTTTATCGGCGTGCAATGTTGGCGCACAAGCACTACAAAGCAACATTCCGCGCCGTTCCTCTATTCCTACCCAATCAAAATGCTTTGCCACTGGCTTAATGCCTTGACAGGACAAAGCCGTATTTTCAACACAACCGCAATTTTCACACTGAAACAAGCTCATTACACTATCCTCATCTATCGTTAAAATTGCCTAACTCTGCATCAAACCGATAAAGCCCCAGCTAACTGTGCAAGTCGGCTGTCAACGGGCTTTACGGCTTATGCGTTGGTAGTTATACACCAATACTTAATAAGTGCTCGGTGCTTAAATCTTTGCAGTAATTTAACGCGGCTGCGACTCGGAGTGCCAATTTACCATCTTCATTTGATTGGCAAAAACCAGCGCACCAAATTACACAAGTGTCGGCACTATTAGTAACGTGCCAATACTTGCCGTCATTAGTATTTGTATCGCCATTTGCGCTTAATAGTCTAAAATAATCATCTTTGTAATCGTTGGCACTTTTTATTAGTGCAGGGTTATCAATATGTTTCATCGCTATTCCAGTGTCTAACTCTGCATCAAGTCCGATAACCACTATACCAAACACCACTTGTCAATTTAGCCCTAAATTCGCCATTTTAAAAAATAGGCCTAATTAGACAGATTGTAATAACCCTTAATTTTATCTATCGCCTCGACTGCCGAATAACAGATAAAACATGAATAACCAAAATCACTTGCAGCTTGTAAAAACTTGGATTGCTCAGAACTAATTCGACCTTTTGCGCTTTTCATTTCAATGTACAACCCCTTAGAATCGCCTATTGCCACTGGCATAAACAAATCAGGCACACCTGACAGCATCCCTTGAGACTTTGCTTTTCCTTGAGCATTTTTAGTTCGTTTTAACCCGTTCAAACTGCTATGCAACATCCATAAAAACGGATAATTCAACTCGTTAGCTCTTGCCCACGCAATAACCTTAGCCTGCTCTATCGCTTCGGGTTGAGCATTGCGCTTTGTGCGTGGCTTAACCGTTGGCTGTTTAGCTAGTGCCTTTTTAATTAGTGAATCCATCGACATATTAAACCACCAATATTAAATAAGTTTTCGGACGCGTAACGGCGACATACAAACACTGTAACGCCTCGCTACGATTCCGCATTGTTAGAATATCAGCAACATCAACAACAGCAACATCAAACGTACTACCTTGGGCTTTGTGTACTGTTGACGCTACGCATGGCCGCAACTCTGCTATTGACTCTTTTATCATGTAACCTTGTGCGCTTGCTTCCTCTGCCTGTTCTAACAATTCCGCCTTGATTTTGTAGTCTAATGTTAGACCGCTTTGAGCTTTTAGCTTGTTAAACGTCCTAAAAAAACCATCTTCTTTATTCCGTTTTTCTTTCGTGTCAATCGCGGCGTTAACTGTTAGATTTCCGTCTAATGTAACCGATACGCACGCTATGCCGTGTATTAAAAAAGGATTGCCGATGGAAGTTATCACTCCCTCATAGTTGTTGTTAATGACCTTGTAAATACCAGTTAGCGACGAAACAGGTTCTCCAGCAACAAACGATTGCACATCACGGCCGTGCAACATTGAGCGAATAGCAATCATTTGTTTGTCTATAGACTCGTTTTTATACGCTAAATAGCGACAGTCCATGCCATTCTTTAATGCGTCAGAACAATAGTCTGCAATCTCATGTTTTTGTATCATCCCAATTTTTGCGCCATCTTTATCATACTCATTCACCATTTCAACAATATCACTTACGGTAATATGGCTAGATGACTCCATAACACGCCGTAAAGCCACGCTTAACTCAATAATAGGGTTATCTGTGGATTGCCTAATAATATCGCTTAAATGCGCTCTTTGGCCGATTGCAGCGAATACAGGACTTAATACGCCGTTACCGCTTGTCGGGGGCAACTGTGCAGGGTCGCCAACGTACACGATACTGGCAGTGGGCGCGGCTTGGTTAATATCGTCGAATAACTCAGCATCAATCATTGAGCATTCGTCGATGATTAAAATACCGTAAATCTCTTTAGTGGGTTTAGTAAAAAGCATTGTGCCGTTGCTTTGTTTTAGCGGACGTTTGCCCAGTGCTTTATGAATGGTTGTCACTTTGACATTGGGTGAGATAATGCCGTTAGTTTCTAGCATTGCACTGAGTACCGCCGCCGCTTTGTGTGTTGGTGTAGCTATAGTGATAAGTTTGTGAGATAGCGATTTAATAACCGTGGCGATGGTTGTGCTTTTGCCTGTACCTGCAAAGCCTGTGAGTAACACGGGTTGTTTGTTTGTTATGGCTGTGCAAATGGTGTCAAATGCGAGTTGTTGCTTTGGAGTGAGTTTCATACTGTTAAGCCTTCATTAGTGGCTATCATTCAAAAAGTATGCGGCAGTGAGTGAATGACTCTCACGATTCGGGAGCTACCCTAGCCGCTTTGTAATTATCTGTTTTTGCCTGTTTTTGCTAATAACTTTTATTTATAAATAATCGTTTTTTAATAGTTTTTTAGATGTGTTCCTGTAAAAAAAAATGGAACACCAACTGGAACGGCTGCAAGCCTTGCGGCTGTAAGGCTAGAGGGGAATCGTGCCAACGTACCGTTCCAACCTATTATATATATAATAATACTTACAGAGAGAGAGCATTGTATTAAGGTTTTTAGGGTAATTTGTTAAAAGACGACAATTTTTTCTAAAATTGTTTTTGAATGGAACACTGGAACACTGGAACGTTTCTCTTGTAGCCCTTGCGGCTGTAAGGTTTGACCTGTTCCACGCACTTGGAACACTTTGGGAAACGTGTCACAGTATAAAAACAGGTCGGTCAATTCCGTTTGACCTTTCAACATTAACTTATTTTGAATCCTTTACGCAATCACTTTTAAAAAAAACAGGCATAAAAAAACGAACTGCTTTTCCTTCCTTTTTTTCAAAGATTTTTTCTTGCGCCTGCACTTTAGTCAACATCTCTAATTTTTGCACCGCGTCCATGTTTCTAAATGCTCTAAGTTTTTGGCCGATGTCACGACTTGACGCGCCTTTTTTGCCAAAATCATACACGACATTTAAAACATCTTCCTCAATCCCTATTTCCTCATCTAGTCCGTTAATCTCTAAACGTGATAACAACTTCTCTAAATGAAACACAATCCAATTGCTACACCACTGCACAACCGCCTCGTTGATAGTGGGCTGGCTTGGTTTATTAAACGCGCCTAAAGCCACGCATAGCCGCTTAAAACTACCGCACCACCCTAAAGCCACGCCTACCAAGTCCTTACGCTCATCGCTGCTACAAGTGGCCTTAATGCGGTTTAGCGCATGAGTAAACAAGGTGGCGGTATTGTCGCAATCAAAGACGGCGATTTTTTGGGTCGGGTTCATTGATGCAATATCAATAAAATCGCCGCCTGTGTTTTTGATTGCAGCAACAACAACCTTAACATTTGTTGGAAATGGTGCATCAAAGTCACGTTCACACGTTACGCTGTCGCCACCATCTGCAATCATTAAACGCTGTAAACTGCCGATGCTGTATTGGTCACGTTGCGCGACAAAATCAATGTGCTTGTAACTCATTAAACTAAGCATCGTTAAAGATGGTCGATAGATGTTGTATTCTGATATGTGTTTATCACCGTCCCCATCTTTTTTGCCAAAATTCGCGCCTACGCTGTCTTTATCTAAATAGAGAGTGCTGTTTAGGTACACTTCATTGATAGCACTTAACGCCCCTTGTATTGCGCCTGATTGTTGTTTTTTACCAAAGCTAATCATTTGCGCATAGTCGTCAGTCGCCCAAAACATACGCGGCATAGTTAGCAATTGTTTATGCAAACAAGTTGAGCCGCTAATTTTAGTCCCACGGATAATCTGTCTATCACCACACGCATCTATTGCACTGTTTAAAATACCTTTGAGCGGCTGAACTTGCGCCGCGCTGTCTGCAACAATGGCCAAAAATGCGCTTGAGCTTGTACCGTCTTTTAAACGCACACAACGGCTTGCCATAGCACACGCAAAGGCTAATGTGGCTTGTACAATTGAATACTTTGGAGCTGTACCTATTTGACCTTTAATCCAAACAGCAACATCATTAAGACATTCAACGGGTAGGCTGCAATCAATCTTTACAGTGTCAACAATAACGGGCTTTAACTCGACAACATTGGCACTTAAAAAACTGTTAGCAATAGCCGCACCCTCGTTTATTAATTCGCTGTCATCTGGCTTTTTGTAATCCATATCTAGCAGTAACGCGGCTTCTTTTACTGCTTTTTTCAGGTCATTGTTGTGCTGGTAGTACAGATATACACCAAAGGCCGTATGTGCATAGCCATCCCCCAACGGGTCGCTTGCATGATGTATATAAACCTTGTCCACACCTTCGCCGCTTAACAATATGCACCCTGCCAACTTTGACTTAGAGTGCGGACTAAGCATCCGTGTTTTAGTGATACGTTTATAACCGTAATTGCTCAAAATGCTCACTAATGGCATTTTATTGTTGAATGTGCCTATCACGTCATTATCGCTACTAAACACGCGCAAAGGTGCGGATTGTGCCTTGTAGTCTTCTTTTTCAACGTGCCACGGACACGCGCTTTTTAACACGTCTTTTGCAATATCCCATTGCGTCCATATATTCAATAATTCGGGCGGTAACTCTGGTATGTTTGACCAGTCACCCACCCACACATAAGGCTTGTTGGTATCGGGATGGATAGAAGGCGGCAATACATCCTGAGTTAAACCACCGCGCAACTCGAAAATAACGTCTGACTCTTTAGTGTTTAATTCACTAGGCCAATTAAGCGCATGGCGTTTTAATTCTATGCCGACAGGTGCTTTATAAATCAATTTAGAACGATTCAAACGCCCCGATTCAATCCGCACACCATCACGCATCAACTCAGCTAAGTTTAAACCCACTGCCTCAAGTGCAATCTGTGTATGCTCGATGTTGTCAATATCTAGCGTACAAGTACCGCTCAAGCCATGAATTAAACCGATGCCGTTGTGGTCAAACAGGTTTAAATCTGTTACTGGATTTTGTTCCCACTTATCTTGAAACGGTTTTTTGCCACGAACCGCACATAATTTAAAACCATGTGCGACATAACTTGACGCTGCTTCTTTATTGTTTTGCATTTTCTAATTGTCCTTCTAAATAGTCAGAGAGTTTTTTAACAGTCGGATAAGCCACGTTTTTACCTTTAGCTAAACGAAAAATAGTAGCCTCGCCAATACCTGCTTTTTTGGCAACAACAGACAAATGCCTATCTTCTAATAACTTTTTAATTTGTTCGATGGTTAACATTTTTTTAGCCTCTTTTGTGTTTAGATGATTGACAGAGTAAAACTTTATGACTAATATGTCAATCACTGGCACACGAAACAAAGAAACCAGTGAAACCTAAACCAAACCAAGAGTACAAGATTATGAGTAATTTATCAGCCTACAACTTCAACGCTGAAAGCATTGAGCCAAACACAAGCTATGAGCCAATTCCTGCTGGATGGTATCAAGCCATTATTTCATCGTCCGAAATGAAAGCAACCCGTGATGGTTATGGTGAATATTTGTCCTTGACTTTACAAGTGATTGAAGGCAACTACCAAAACCGCTTAGTCTTTGCACGCTTGAATCTCAAAAATGCTAACGATGTTGCTGTTGATATTGCTAAAAAAGACCTTGCTGCTATTTGTCGTGCCGTTGGCGTTATGTCACCACAAGCAAGCGAAGAATTACACGACAAGCCTTTAATGATTAAGGTCAAAGTACGCGCTGCACAAGGCGAATATGACGCAAGTAATGACGTGGCAGGTTATAAAGGTGTAGATGGTAACACCTCAGCACCTGTTCAACAAAAACAAGCCGCACCTGTTGCCCCCTCCACACCTGCCAAAAAACCTTGGCAAAAATAATAACACTACTTAACGCGCTCTAGGGCGCGTTTTTAACTTAGGAGTAAAGGCTATGAGTTTTTTATCAAAAGTAACGCGCAACAAAGCCAAAACAGAGCGCGTTATTATTTATGGTGAATCAGGACTAGGTAAAACAACATTCGCCACATCCGCACCCAATCCTATCGTTATTCAAACAGAAGACGGCTTAGGCGAGATTGATGTGCCATGTTTTCCGCTTGCCGAGTCGTATCTTGATGTCATGAATGCATTAGACAGCTTAGTCAATGAAGACCACGACTTTAAAACGGTGGTAATTGATAGCTTAGACTGGTTAGAGTGCTTAATCTGGAAGCAAGTTTGTACTGATAACAAAGTGCCAAGGATTGAAAAAATAGGCTACGGACGCGGCTACAACGAGGCGTTAGTTTTTTGGTCTTATTTTTTTGATGAATTAAACAAGTGCCGTGATAAAGGTATGATTGTGATTATGACTGCCCATAGTCAAGTCAACAAAGTAGAAGACCCAGAACATCTAACCTTTGACCAACACGACTTAAAACTACACAAAAAGGCCGCCGCTTTATGCCGTGAGTTTG